GACTTTTTCACTTATGGGTTCTCTCGTATTTATCCAGAAACGCTTACGCGGTTCTACATTGGAAGTGCCAACCTAATCAAGCTCTGATGGAAACTTGATTGCAAGGTTACTGTTAACGACACTGTTATACGCTTTGCAGAAAGCACGAACAAATTTGGTACACTCAGAGGTTGCTTCCGCAAGATTAGCGCATGGCGCCATCTTTAAATCGATGTCACCAGCACGCAAGAACATCCCACGTTCGAGTTTTCTAAGCTTAATACCATTAGATACTGGTTTCGAAGTCACAATGACAGTGCGGTTCCCTTCAGCAGGATCGACAGACTTAGGCGTCTCAATTATGACTAACTTCAGCTTTTCTTTACTGAAGTTTCGAGTTATGATTGATATATTGCCTTTTTCATCCATTGAAAACATCTTGATGTACATGCCTTGGCCAGCGACCATAACAGACGACGGGCTCTCATTTAGCATACGAGTCTTGATGGATTCCATGACCAGGCCTTCGAACTCAATTACTGCATTTGGGACTACCGTTGGTGTCTGTGGTGACTGACCCTGGGTAGGCGTGCTGTGCATCTTGTTCATTATCGCTGTGAAAGGTGAAACTGGATTGAAGAATGAGTTGTTTTCCTCGTCAGCGTGACGTGCGATATACTCATCGCTCATTCGTACTTTAAGGGACCTATGTGGCCAGTAATCATCATCAGGATTAGAATCATCTGGAAGATTGAACATAATTGTTTTCGTCTCATCTTCTTCGACAATATCATTCCAGTTGACTGTTTTGGACTTCGATTTGATATCTTTTGTTGTGCTCTCAGTTTGGCGTACAGGTACTTCCTTCTTTAATTCATTCATGTCCGTTATGTTCATTTGTTGCTTGTTAAGAGTAACCTCGATTGTATACTTAGGTGCATGATGCATGACAGTAAACGTATCTGTGCCAGCATCGTATAATTTTAGCTCACACCATGACATATCGTTGATGTTTCGTATCGCATCAAAGGGTGATCCCTTTTCAATCTTTCCCTCCTTTATAAGGGTATGATACTTTGGTGTGTAGTCTGCATTAATATCAAGCAACTCTTTTAAACTATGGACGTGAATTCGTAAAAGTGTAGATTTCCGAGGTACAATTCGTAACGCGTAATCGTTGATGTGAATAATGTCATTACCAACAATGCTTGAGATGTCGGTAGTCTGACTCATCGCGATTGGCGTATCACCATGGAAAACAATGATACCACTCATTGTATGATGTACACGTCAGGACTGAGAGTAGCAAAGTTCTTC